GCCTGCTTATCTTTTACAATTTTACGCAGTGTGTCTAATACGCCCTCATTTAACATTTTTGATGTCACCATTAAATATGTGATCCTGTCCGTTAGGCTCTGCATCAGTCTTTGTAAACGTATGCATATTTACAAAATCTATTTCACCCTTTGAACGTGGTTTGAGTTCTTTCGCCTCTGCATCATCATCTGTTTTTCCCATAACATTAAAATCTGCGGCTATGTTATTTTCATCAAACTGCTTAAATCTCGTCAGTCTCTTCATCGCTTACTTCCTCTGTTTCTTCTGGCTCAACTTCAGGTTCTACTTCTGATGGCAATGTATCTTCTACATCATCTTCTTGTTTTTCACCACTCATAAAATTAGCAGTAACATCTACTTTTTTTAGTTCAATAGCACTTTGTACTCTTTGACTTAAAATGTCATGAATCGCATTTTTAAATTCACTTGAGTTGCCATCTACTGCAAAGTCTACTGCATCTTTTGTAGTATAGTCAGCCATATTATTTTCCTTTCACTTATTTATAATTTATTCTTCTTCATCATTAGGAACTTCAGCTTCAGCCTCAGCTTCATCAGCCATCTGTTTATCTAAATCTTCTTTCTCTTCATCAGTTTGTTTTAAAACATTAGTTCTAATCCAATCAGTGGAGAAATATTTACCGGTATACTGATCAATTTCTTGTAACAGTGTTAATCTTTCTCGTAATACCTCTGCATCTCTAAGTTCTGAGAAATGATTATCTTCTTGATAGTCAAACTTAATCAAATCTTTGATTTCATTCCATTCACCAAATGTCATGACACCTTTGAGCAATAACTGCTTTTCAAGTAATATCATAAACAATTCAGAAAACTTAGAACGTAGTCTTGTAATAAACTTTGAGAATTTAATTTCATCTCTTGTTATCTCTGACGCTCTACCAACATTGAACTGTGTTTCTTGCTCTAATCTTGATACAGGAACATTTAGTGACTCATATAGCTTACGTCTAAAATATTGTACATCTTCTAGTTCACCAAGATTTTGTCCACCTGGTAGTGTAGTAATCTCTGTCCCACGGCCACCTTCTCTTCTTGGTAACCAGTAATCTTCAAGCATTGTAAGAAACTTTCTATCATCTCTTACTTCACCAGTGTTAGCATCATATACAAGTTTATTCTTATGCTTTACCATCATATCTCGTAGATACTGTTCAGCTTTTTGCTTTGGTAAGTTACCAACATCAATGTAGAATATTCTTCTTTCAGGTGCCCTTGCAAGTCTGTATATAACAGTAGCGTCTTCTAACATTCTTAACTGATTGAGAGGTTTGATTGCTTTATGCATATGTCCTAGAATATTATAGTTTCGTGTGTCCATGACACCACTGTGACAATATGCTATAGCATCAGGTGCTATTTTGATACCTGAGTTTGAGTCATTTGTACCTTTACTTTGATATATGTAAAACTCTTGATATTTTTTCTCTAAAATTTCTTTACCCAATTGATTAGATGTGGCTAAAGATTTTTTGTCTCTAACAGGTTTCTTAACTTTTTTGATTTTTCTAGGATCGATGTAACGTAATTCTCTTATACCTAATTTAGGACTTTTTAAATCTATAACTATGTGATAGAAAAGTTTACCATCAACATACCAGTTACGAAATACATCATAACCTTTTGTATTCATCTTCAAAAGTTTTAGACAATGTGTAAATTCATCTCTCATTATATCTTTAATATCGTCAGAGAGATTTTCAATCTCATCTAAGTCCATTTCAACAGGCATTTTATTATCGTCAATGATAATTGCTTCATTAACAATATCGTCAATAGCCTTCTCTGCTTCTGGTTGCAGAGCCATTTCTCTATATTTTGTGATTAATTGAGTTTCACTTTTGATTCTATTATCTAAATCAACTGTCGTGCCGAAAGCGCCACCTTCATTAATTGCAATAGCTCCATCATCATTAGATGGTGGTACAAATGAGGGTAATGGTGCTTCTTTTTCGGGACGTCCTATACGAAATCCGAATAGTTCTACTGCTTCTCGCAGAAAACCTTTTCTTTCTTCTGCCATATTATATCCTTTACGTGTGTCTTATACTATTTATGACTCACGAAATCATCAATCGAAATTAAATTCCGCCTGCGTTTCCAGTATTTCCGCCTGATACTTCCCAGTAATCATACTGAAATGTTACTGGAAAATCTTGTATAGTCTCTGCGTCCCAAGCTAAGTCTATAGTGCCAACTTCTGATGGATATAATCCTACAAAGTTATACACTCTAAGTATTTCACCTGTCTTAGAAAATTGAGTTACTTGTGCTGAAGCTTTATATAATGAAGGTGCAGAACCACCAGTTGCTCTGAGATTTCCTTGAACACTATTGATTGAATGATTCCATTGTTCCATTGCATTTCTAATAGTCATGTCTTCATCATTTATAATAGTAGGTGTCCATTCTGCATAAGTTCTGTTTCCAGCAATCTTAATTTGTCTACCAAAATAAGGTACTTCAATCGTTCCTAATGTAGCCGCAGGTACTTGTGCGGCTCTAACCATGAAAGGTACTTGAGCATCAGCAACTCCGTTTATTGGATTGGTGATGTTTACTTGAAAGAGTGAATTTCTTGCACCACCTGATTTTAGGGCGCCAGCAAATTCGTTTACGTTAAAAGCCATATTTTTTCTCCTGTCTCCCTATTTATGTTGCCTTACCTACTATTTCAGAAAATTCTATACCAGAACGCACTGCTACAAAGTTAAGTTGAATGAAGTTTATTGAACGTGCTGGTTTAACATAGATGTCACCAACAAATTCATTTCTATCAATTACTTCTCCTGTGTTGTTTGTTCCATCACATACAACTGCAAAGTCTGTTATACCTCTTCGCCCTTGAACATCTCGCAAGAATGGTTCTACTAGATTTTTGAACTGTGATTGTGTAAAAGCGTCATTAAATTCAAATAGTGTGAATTTTGCCGCTGTTGCAATCGCTTTTTCTAGTACAATGAATAATCTTCTTACGTTTATTCTATCAAAAGCACTTGGTTGAGTTAGCATTGTCTTGTCACCAAATAGAACTGTTCCTTGTCCTGGAAATGATACAACAGGGTTTATACCATTTTTGTAAAGTTCATCTCTATCTGCTTTCGAAGGATTAAAAGCTAACTTAACTGCATTCTTAACATTGCCTCTGTTATAACCAGCTGGTGAGAACCATGGATCTCTTGTTAAATCAGTTTGAACCATAATTCCTGCTGTGTCTCCATTGAGAGGGACATATCTGAATACATCATTGTACTTATCGTACATATATTTCCAGCCTGAGTCTATTATACCATATGAAGATGATGGCAATGTATTTCTAAACGCTATAATATCTTGTGCTTCTTTACCAGAATAAGAATTGTTATTAACAACATCTGCTCTTTCAGGTGATACTACTGCAACACAGTCTTTTCTATCCTCTGCTATATTGCTAATCAAGTGTGTAGCAAGTGTTGTGTCGGCAGAAGAACCTAATAATAGTGATACGTCTACATCTTCAGATGATTTCATTAAATCGAAACCATTTATATATTGTGATGTAGTTGGTACACCACCATCTATACCTAATTTTAGACTATTCGTTACGGGTAAAGATGAACCAGTAAATTGAGTACCAGAACCTAGTGTCCCATCATTTGTTAACCCAGCGGCTTTACCGGAGTTTCCTAAATTACTGTTGTGGGCACCCCACCAAATCCAACTTGAGTTTTGATTGATAACATCTTTATAGAAGTTATTACCACCTTGATCGGTTTTAGCATCAGATGCTGTTGATACGTGTGAATATGTTTCTAATACTGATCCTTTTTGTCCAGTAATTTCACCATCTTCATCTACAACTGCTACGTGAATTGCATCTCCTGTAGAGTTTACAGTGTTCGCTGAGTTTGTAGTTGTTGGTGCATGACTGAATAAATTCGAAAATTCCCATCTTCTTGTGATAGCTGTACTTGATCTTGTGATTGTATCACCAGTATAGTTACTATCTAGTGTTATGGTATTACCAGATATAGCGACAATTTTTCTTTGTTCGTTATTTGTACCTAATAGTAATATATCTCCTATTGCAAAATCAGTACTTAATGTGATTGAGTCTTTCATAAATGTAAGAGTTTTTGAGTTTTGAGTTATTGAATACTCATGAGTATGTAAAGTACTTTGACTTTCAAAGGCCGCTTTTGTTTGACATACAGATACTTTTAAACTATTACCTAGGATACCAGGATATTTTGCAATCCAGTCTCCGCTGTTTGAATTATGTGAATATGT